GGTGCGTAATCAGCGTTTCCCGGAACACGAAGGAAGTCATCTCCGGGTTCGGCTCATCGTGCAGTAAAAAATACAGCGGATGTTCCGCTGCCTTTTCCTTCCCGCCGTCCTCCGTGTATTTATAAAAGTGCAGTGGCAGCCCCGCCACCGCCTCCGACAGAATCCGGACGCAGGAGTACACTGCCGTCATCTGCATGGAGGTGCGCTCGTTCACCCTTTTCCCAGATGTGCTGTTCCCAAGGAAAAAGCTGTAGGCGCTCCCCGACGTCCTGTTCTGGGGAGCATCCCTCGCCCGGAACAAGCCGCTGAATAATCCCATAAATACCACGCTCCTTTCCAAAAACGGACAGCAGGAAGGCGCCGCCGAAGCAGCGCCCCCTGTGCCGTCCCGTCTTAGCCGTTTACCGATGCAACCTCTAAAACCGTGTCTCCGTTGTGCGGGTATGCCCTGACCACCTCGCAGTCACGGTAGAGGCCCATCTCGTAGATCCCGTAGACCTCATCCCCAAGCTCCGCGTCGTAGATCCGCATCCTGGATTCCTTGATCTTGTGCTTTGCAATAAATTCGTGTACCTTCATGTGCGTTACCTCCGTTTTCTTTTTTGATTTCCCTTTCGGTAGTACACATATTCGCTCTGAATGCCGGTAATAGCAAGTCAATTCCCGCCATAAAGTACACAAACATCCGGGGCAGTTTTTGTGTGGTTTATGCCCCGGAAAAGCCGTCTCAGACCAGCCGTCTCAGAGCGGTACGGCACACCTGCCTCGCCCTCTTTTTCAGCGGCCGCTTCCACCTGCGGATGGATACCGCTTTTGTGTGGTTCCTTGACCAGCCGCCGAAATCCTCCCACTCATATTTTCCAAACCTTTCTTCCGCTCCATATGGCTTCATCAGAAATCCCTCCATCCAGATAATTTCCGGGATATCCTCCCGGTAAGTGACATATTCGCTCTGAAGCCACAGGATAGCAAGCGGATTCCGGCAGTATCTTAGACAAACATTTTCAGCGGGGTTTGTGCATTTTTACGGTCAGAATACAATCAAACCGCGGGTATCGTAGACGCTCTCAGAGGAGATGTTCCCGCAGCGGATCGCCCGGTCAAGCCCCATAATCGCGGCCACCGCCCCGTCAATCTTCTCCGTAGATTTTTCCTTGTCCGCCTTGATATTGCCCGCCGGGTCGGTGCGGATGAAGATGTTGTCCATCATCCACCGCAGGACCGGATGCCCGCCATGGGCGACCATCTGTTCCAGCACCAGCTTCATCAGCTCCTTGGTGGGCGGGGACATATCCTTGAAACCCTGCCCGAACGGGACCACCGTGAAGCCCATGCTCTCCAGGTTCTGCACCATCTGCACAGCGCCCCAACGGTCGAAGGCGATCTCCCGGATGTTGAACCTCTCCCCAAGCCGCTCAATGTATTTCTCAATATAGCCGTAATGCACCACGTTCCCTTCCGTGGTCATCAGCTTCCCCTGCCGCTCCCACACATCGTAGGGGACATGGTCGCGCCTCACACGCAGCTCCAGCGTCTCCTCAGGCACCCAGAAGTACGGCAGGATACAGTATTTGTCCTCCTCATCCAGCGGCGGGAACACCAGCACGAACGCCGTGATGTCCGTGGTGGAGGACAAGTCCAGCCCGCCGTAGCAGACACGCCCTTCCAGGCCGTCCTCGGAAACGGGGAAGGCGCAGGCATCCCATCGATCCATGGGCATCCACCGCACCGCCTGTTTCACCCACTGGTTCAGGCGGAGCTGCCGGAAGCTGTTCTCCTCCCCCGGATTCTGCTTTGCCGACTCACAGGCTGCCTCCACCTTGTCAATCCCCACCGTGATGTTCAGCGAAGGATTGGCTTTCTTCCACACCTTCGGGTCCGTCCAGTCGTCCGCCTCATCCGCGCCGTAGATGACGGGATAGAAGGTCGGGTCGATCTTCCTGCCCTCCAGGATATCCTTCGCCTTCTGGTGCGTTTCGTAGCAGATGGAATGGGTGTCCGTCCCCGCCGTGGTGATGAGGAAATACAGCGGCTGCATCCGGGCGTCCCCGGAGCCCTTGGTCATGACGTCAAACAGCTTCCGGTTCGGCTGCGTGTGCAGCTCGTCGAATACCACGCCGTGGATGTTGAAGCCGTGCTTGGAATACGCCTCCGCCGAAAGCACCTGGTAGAAGGAATTGGTGGGCGTGTAGATGATCCGCTTCTGCGAGGCGAGTATCTTCACCCGCTTATTCAGCGCAGGGCACATCCGCACCATGTCCGCCGCCACGTCAAAGACGATGGTGGCCTGCTGCCGGTCGGCGGCGCACCCATACACCTCCGCCCGTTCCTCCCCGTCCCCGCAGGTCAAAAGCAGCGCCACGGCCGCCGCCAGCTCCGACTTGCCCTGCTTCTTCGGAATCTCCACATAGGCCGTGTTGAACTGGCGGTATCCGTTAGGCTTTAACGTGCCGAAAATGTCACGGATGATCTGCTCCTGCCAGTCGATCAGTTCAAAAGGCTTCCCCGCCCATGTCCCCTTGGTGTGGCAGAGGCTCTCGATGAACATCACGGCAAAATCGGCGGCATCCTTATCATAGCGGCTGTCCTTTGCCTTGAATTTTGTCGGCTTATACTTTTTCAGTTTCCGCATTGCCATCGGCATCACCTCCAGAAGATGGCATCAAAAATGGCCTGCCAGCGGCAAGCCGTAATCTATCAGTACAAGACACAGAGCCTTACGGCTCCGCTCTTGGAATGTGCAGTTTTTATTTTTCAGAAAAGTGCGTCAATCTTATCGTACTCGGTCTTAAGCCTCGTGTATTCCTGCGCTATGCACTGCCTCCTGAATCCGTTTTTGCAGGCTTTCCCCTCTTTCCAAAGGCGGTCAAGCTCCGCTTTCCGTTTCGTCAGTACCTCGGTTCCGTTTCCTTCCCGTGCATCCTTCAAATCCCTTTCAAATCTTGTCATGCCTTCATCCTCCGCTTTCTGTGTTTTCCCTTTCGGTAGTACACATATTCGCTCTAAAAGCACATATTATCAAGTTAATCCGGTCCGTGATCTGCACAAATATCTGCAGGGCAGATTGTGCAGTTTTAATGGTTGGGGATGTGCTTCCCGTCCTCTATCCAGTCAACCAGGACGATGATCTCCCCTTCGGTTTCCATCCGTTCAAGCTCCGCCACATCGTCCATGTCCCAATTGACCGGGTACACCCCGCAGAATTCCACAATGCAGTCGATCTCGCCCGTCTCAATCCAGTCCCGGTTCAGGTTCCATGCGCCGCAGACCGTATCCACATGGCCGTGGCTGACATGGTTCTTATCAAGGATGCCCTCGATTTTTTTGATGGTTTCATCCTTGTAAATGTCGGTGTCTTTCGGGACGGTGATGTAAAACATACACTTTGTTGCAGCCTCGCCCCGTTCCCTTCTTGCGTCAATCCACTCCTGGATGACCTCTGTCCTTTTTTCCATAGCTGTACGCTCCTTTGCCTTTATAATTTTCATCCCCTGCCGTAGCACCTGTGGATGGCTTCCAGAATCTGTTCCTGCTCCTTCCCGTCCACCCCGATGCTCTCCAGAGCCTCCCTGGTGCCGCAGTCCGGGCAGAGCGGCGTTCTGCCGTCCGCCCGCGAAACTGCCGGCCTCCCGTGGTAGGTCTGCCCGCACCTTGGGCAGACCGAAATCCTCGCAATATTATCTGTTTCTTTCATTCCAATTCCTCCTTTGCTGCAGGTTCCCGGATGCCAAGCGCCTCCTCCTTGCTGCGGAACATCCTCCCTGCGGATGCGCGGTAACGGCTGCCCCTGCTGTTCTGGAGCCAGAAATATTTCCCATCGAATCCCAGCACGGTGTAGTTGCCCGTGCAGCCGTTCTTCCGGTTGGTCACCATGAAGCAGGCGTCCCCGGTCTTCCACCCGCCCGGAAATTTCTCCCTGCTGTCGGCATACGCCCGTTCCAGAAATGCCTCGTCGAATCCGAAACTCTGGTAGCCCTGCCTGCAGGTCTCCATATAGAACCCGCTCGGAACCCCAAGCGGGCGGTCCTCATGCATGATGTAGACGAAAACCTTCCGCAGCCGCACCTTTCCGGTCTTAATCCCTTTAAGGGGCAGCTCCATTTCCTTTTTGTAATAAAAGTTTGGGAAGCCCTCGTAGCGGTCCAGCGCCGCCTCATCCTCCTCCGTCACCGCCCATGCCGCCACGGGGACGCTTGCGCCCTCCTGTGGCTCGATGGTGAGGTAGGAGCCGGTCCTGCTGCCCTTGAACAGCAGACGGTAGCCCTCA